TGCCTAGCACATTTTTGCTACCCCATAGAAACAAATGCGCCAAAATGAGCATACGTGCCAAATGTGTTTTGCCGTTTTGACGTGCAACCAACAATAAAGCTGTTTTTTTACGCCATTGCTCTTTGTCATCTACAGCTAGCAAATCTTTTAACACCCAGGTTTGCCAGGGCAATAACGGCATGCCTATTTGCTCAGCTAAATCTGCCACATCTTGTAATTTTGTGCGGCCAGCAAGCAAGGGTGTGTGTATGCGTGGCGCAATACTGCCAATTAGCCCGACCCCTCGTTTGATTGGTATTACTTCGGCATCAATCTGCATCGATGCGGACTAATCTGGCTTAGAAAATGGCGATGCTGGCATGGCTCGGACTGTATCGGGGAGAGATACGGCAGGAAAGACAGGGGGGGTCGCTTGTTTAATAAAAAAACGGCTGCCCTTGCTGCTGTTGCACTTAGCACATAAGCTTTGCAAGTTATCTAACGCCCACATATCGCCACCCTTGGAGCGTGGATAAATGTGGTCAGCTGTAGTTGCAGGCAACCCACACACGGCACAGACCCAGCCATCACGATCTAGTGTTGCAATGCGTAAACGCTTCCATCGTGTTGTACCTAATGCTGCCTGCTTTGGTCGTTTGTTTAATGCCAACCTTTGTCCTTCCAATGTTGTAAAGCTGCACACATGCTGCCATAACGTGCATAATTGTATTTTATACCCCAGTCAATTTGCTTATAGCCATTAACAGTAGCCAGCCATTTAGACCTACCTTGCGGTATGCCATGATGTGAGCCATTACGTGCTTTAGGATTCCACCGACTCTCGTTGTAATACAGCTCATCTAAGCAATAAAACTCAGTAAAATTATGGTTTAGCTGTATAAATGCGTACTGTTTGTAATGGTTTGCAGCGAGCGCAAAATCTTTTAAAAAGCAAAAGATAAAAGCAATTAGCAAAGAGGTCGCCCAAACTCTGCGCCTTCCGAGCCTAGCCGTTGCCGGCTCAGCTTTTCGATTTAAGATCGAACGCTTTTTTAGGGTATCATACATGTCAAGTTTTAAACCTTCCTGTGCGTAATTTACGGCGTGTCGTCAAATAGATGTCCAGCCAATATATTCTGCATCTGGGTTGTCTAACAACCATTGCTCACGTAATTTAATTTGTTTTTGCCAATCCTCAGCTGTCATTTCAGGCATAACTTGCCTCCAATAATTTGCAAGTGTAACAATTATAATTGACAAATTGCCAGCTGCCACATTGTTTGCAGCGCACAACATTATTATCGCTATTGTGCAACGCCTTTACCACGTTTTTTACGCCTACGCAACCACAATCCATGCATTGATACGCCTTAAAACCTTCCGGCGTGTCTATTTTGTCAAGCCACAAAAACTCGGTGTTGCGATTACAGCCGTTACACTTAAATTTTGTGTACATTGTGGTAACATCCTTACTGCCTACAGTGGCATTGCGTGCAAACCAAATACTTACCATCATGTATTAGTCTGTCGTCATTACAGCTCATACATCTGTCAGTTGTCGGCTCTATGGTTACCTTGTTACGCTCAAACCTAGCAAGGTAGCCACTGCCGTCTATTACCTCGACAAAACCCATTAATCACCCCCTTTGCCGTCCTCTGCATCATCCGGAAAATAATAACTGCCGTTATCTAATATCCTTGCCCATTTAGCCTTGCACTGTGCGCTTTCATCTGTGCCACGTGGTGCGCTGCAAACAAATCCGTAGTACGGCTTTTTTGTTGTTTTGCTTACGCCTTGCATTATTTTCATTGTGCCTGCTGCACATTGTTTGCCAACATCACATAACGGCACAGGGGTTGGCTTAAACGGTATTACATTTGCAACCTCACCCACACTAAATGTTTTTGGCTCTCTGTCATTTACAAAACCTTCACGCAACGCATCCTCGACAACTCTAGCCCTTGTACCTGGCGGTGAGTAATGCGTTACCTTTGTCATTTCCTCTCGGCTAGCCCTTTTGCCCTTAGCTGCATAACCTGCGTTTGCAAGCGCTCTGCCGATTGCGCTAGTTTCTGCGTTTTCCAATGCAGACGTTGAATTGACACCCCTATCACTAATGCTTTCACTAGCAAGACCAGTCGCACATGCTTGCGCATCGGCTTCCGTCTTAAATAATTTAGCACTGACAATGTATCGAGTGTCTGTGGCCTGTTCAAGCTTTGTTTCAACCCTTCCATCTGGGTACTCCTTCCAAAATTTCTCCAGCCGACTCTCGACTGTTTCGTAGTCATCTAAATTAAACGGCATCAGACCACACGCCATCATCATCTTGCATTGCATCAGTTATGCTTTTTGCAATAGCAATATATGCAAGTGCATCTTTGTAATTATCTGTTACACCTGCATCCTCAGCTTGTCGGCTTATTTTGACTAGTGCCATGCAGATTGCAACTTCATTAGGTTGTATAGGGAAACCCAAATACGCTGTCCACAACTCGGCAATGCGTTTGTGGTTACTTATCGGATGACCATATTGCGTGCCCCGTTGATGTATAAGCTGTGTTACATCATCAAATAATTTACTTGTCTTTGTCATAATCAAAGACCTCATCGGTTTTGTTTTTGTTGTCAATCATGCGCCTGTGCAAATTCCAGCCGTCATAACGACCTTTCCAATAGCCGCTGGCGTAAAATTTGTCTTTTAGCTGTGCGACTACCCACCAGCAAAACAATGCAAACAGACCTGCATATATTGCTGCATAACCTAGATCTATTGTGTACATGTAGCCCTAACTGTCCGCATACTTTGCGGTACAGGCACAGTGTTGCACCAAGCGGTGACTTTGTGGATTATTTTGTGGATTAGTTGTATAACGATTTGGTAACGATGTTACCCGTAAGCTCTGCCTAATGCGCAAAAGCTGCCATCCTTGTTGACAGGCACTAACGTAGGTGTCAGTGTTTTACCTATGGCTTGTATTGTAGCAAAGCCCATCTGCCAATTAGCCCCTCCGTAGCGGATATAAGAGGCTTTTTGCCTGTCCATAAGGTTACCTACCTCAATGCCATATAAAGGCCTGTAATAGCCTCCTATGGCCTCAGAATAGGCACTCATGCCCAGCCTATGACTATGCCCTGCCACCACTGACTTACCCCACTTTTTTGCTAGGTTTAGTGCTGTAATACCTGCGTGTTGACTCATGCTGCCCTCATCACCATGTGCTAGTACCCAGCCTGGCCAAAACTCATAAGCTGTTTTGTGATAGGTCATACCTAGCCCTGCAAAATCCATAAATCTAGGATATTGCAGCTCTGGTAAATTTATTAGGCCTGGTGTGCGTAGTAAAGTGTTGTATAGGCGATCAGTATGATTGCTGCGGATAACATGAGCTTCTTTGCTATGCTCGGTAAGCGCAAATAACACATCTTGACAAGTAGTACGATCAGCATGCAACGTTTGACTATATGCAAGCGGCGTGCCCTCTGCCCATTTACTGATAGTGGTAAAATCAATCTCATCACCAACGCATAAAACTGCATCAAATCTTTCACGCCTTGCCAACTTAATGACATTTTTGACGGCTGCCTCATGGTGCAGCGGTATTTGTAAATCGCTTATTACTAGCCAACGCTTAATCGTCATCCTCATCATCGTAGGGATCGATTACGGGAATAATGCCGTCTTTGCCAGTAATCCAATCTGGCAACGTGCGCTGATCTGTAAGCAACCAAAATGCACGCTCGGCTGTGAAACCTGCAGCAATAGCAGCTTTGTAACATGAGTGCAGGGCAATATAATGCTGATCTAATTTACTCAATGGCTCAGACATCTTACGCACTCTACGTTTTACAGGTTTTTTGCGCTTACGTGTGTTAGCCATAATAAAATTATCGCTTACTTAACAAAACAAACAGATCATCAACACGCTTTTCCAGCCTTGTAATTTGATCCTTTATGCTAGTGCCGCCATTTGGGCGCAACTCCATTAGCCAGCCTTTAACTAAAAAACGTAAACCTATTAGCCCGCCTGTTAGCACGCTTATAACGCCAGCGCCAAAGCCAGCCCACTCCGCAGGTGTCATTTGTCATTAGCACCGATTGCATCGGTTTTGTCTAAAGCTCTTATTGCAGGGCCAGCAAACGCAGCTACAATTACAGAAATTGCAGGATCTAGCCCTAACTCGTTACTTGCTAGTAACGTTAGCAAAGATACAAGTACGCCACGTGCGTATGATTTGAGTACGGCTTTTTGCTTTTTGCTTATTTTCATATTTTGCCTCCTAGTAATGGGATGTCAAACGGCCTGCCATCATTATCGCCTAACTTTGTAAAGCTAATGTGTATGTGTGATGTGTGCGGATTTATACCTTTATACAAACGCCAGCGCCAACCCATCAATTTGCTTGCAATGTGGGAGTTATGGATGACGTAAGATATACGTTTATCGGTTTTGCCAGCAATTCTGATTTGGTCAGCCACATAAGCACTGATCCCTTCGGGTGAACCCAAGCGAGAATCAACATCAATGGCTCTAACCCACCCATGTTTGTCTGGATTATGATCCGATTTTCTGGCGGCATGACGACTATCGCCCAGCCACCCATCGCTGGCAGTACGCCTAGACGGA